GCGATGTGGTGGCCACCGGCGCGGACCAGATGGTGCCGTTCCACACCGGCACCTTGCGGGTAGCCAGCACCTTGATGCGCCGCGACGCCTGTGCCGACAGGTTGTTGGAGGCGCGCATCCGGACCGTCAGCAGGGTCACGGCACCAAAAGACTGCGGCTCGCGCAGATAGGCGCGCAGGCTGTACACCACCACCTCGTGGCCGACCCCGGCGGTCGTGTCCTTCACATCGACCCGGTACAGCCGGACACTGTATCTGCCCGGGGTGACCGGATAGCTGAAGCTCTTGCGCACCGGGGTGCTGGTGCGGTCGGTCAGAACCTCGGTGGCCAGATCGACCCAGGCCCCGGTCGGCACCCCGGTGCTGTCGATCGGCACGGCCTGAAGTTTCACGGTGACGGACTTGTCGGTCAGGGCGGCACCCGACAGCCCGAACAGCCCGAAAGGCAACACCAGATCGAAGGCCAGCCGGTTTGCCAGCGTTCCGGCACCATTGGCGACAAAGCCGCCGACCCCGCCCAGCAGGCTGAATATCTCGACATTGCCCGACCCGGTGCCGGTCGCGACGGTGACGGTAAAGGTGTCGGTGGTCACCCCGGTGATGGTGTAGAACCCGGTCGGTCCGGCCCCGGTGGTAAAGTTCAGCCAGACCCCCTGGCCGACCGCGCGGCCATGGGCGGCCTGGGTCACGGTGATCGTGGTGGTGGTGCGGCTCCAGGTTCCGGTCAGCAGCCCCGCCAGGGTCTGGCCCGACACCTCGACCGACGAAATCACCGCCGACGGAAACAGGGTCAGCGCGGCCCCGGGGGCCACGACCTCGGTGGTGACCTCGGAGAACGAGGTGATCGGCGTATCCTCGATCCGGATATCCTCGATCGAGAACTCACCCGCGCCAAGGCACATCAGCTGATACAAGAACAACTCGCCCCCGACGAACTCGGTAAAGGGCATCGCCGCCAGATCGGGGCTGAACAGCAGGCGGCCGTAGTGCACCGGAATGGCGTTTTCCAGCCGGGCGGCATTGCCCTGGGCTTGCAGGCTGTAGGTCGGGCTGGCCGCCGGGATCGACAGCGCGCCGCCCGATTGCTGCGGGATCAGCGCGCTGACCAGGGCGTTGCCGGCCATGGTCAGACCGAGCACGGCGGCGTTGCCCAGCGCGGTGAAGGTGGTGACGCCGGTGAAGACGTTGAACGACGCAAACGCCGGGCCGAGAAGGCTGACGGCAAAAGGTGCAAAGACCATGATCGCCAGGCTGAGCAGCAACTGCAACGGATTGCTGCCGCCGCCCCTGCCGCGGGGCAGGGTGATGAACACCAGATGATCGCCGTCGCGCAGCCTGCGCCGCCAGCCATCGCTTTGCCTGCGGTTCCGGCGCGCATCGCCGCGCAGCAGCGGGCGGCCGTTCAGGATCGCGATGACCGGCGCAGTGCCGCGCGGTGCCAGGCTCCGCACCCGGACGGCGCGGCGCAGTTCGGCGTAAGCGCGGCTGCCCAGCGGGTCGAACGGATTGTCCAGCCGGATGCAATGCGCCCTCATTCCGGCTCCCTCCGCCAGAAACCCGCGACCTGATAGCCCAGCGCCCCGATCCGGTTGAGCGGGGTCCAGATCACCCCGGCACCCTCCACCGAATGCACGATCCCGTCACAGCCGTCCGGGGCGGCAAAGACCCCGACATGGCAGGGCCGCGCCCCTGTGCTCATCAGCACCGCGTCGCCCTCCTCGGCGCGCCCGACCCGGGTCCAGCCCGTGCGCCCGCCATCGCGCAGCGCACGCCGCGCCGCCAGCGCCGAGGTCACATCGACCTGCACCGCCGGTACGTCGAGCCCGAATATTTCCGCCCAGACGGTGCGGGCGAAGTTCCAGCAATCCGACCTGCCTGCGACCCACGGCCGCCCGATATAGCCTGCAGCCCAATGGCGTGCGGTCCCGTGGCTCGCGGTCCCGTGGCTCATGGCACCAGCCCCGGAAAGGTCGCCAGATCATAGACGGCGGCGGGAAACTTGCGGTTCAGCAGGTCGGGAAAGCCCGCCACCGCCCGGATGCGCCAGACGGTGGTGGACACGCTTTGGATGGTCAGTTCCATCGGCGGCAGGTTTTCCGGGCCGATCAGCGCGGTGCTGGCCAGATAGGTCCGCCAGATCACGGTGACCTTTTCCGGCTGGCCGACCGCCAGATCAAGCTGGGAAAGAATCGACTGATCGACATTGTCCATTTCGATCACGCATTGCGGCACCCCGGTCGAGGTCTGCTCGGGCGGCACGATGTCGAAGGCAAAGCGCACAAAGGTGACCACCAGCCCGGCATCGCGCGCGGCCCCGGCTTCGATCCTGGCATCCAGATCGTCGAAATCGCGCACCACCCGGATCGGCAGGGAAAACACCGGGTGCCAGATCTCCAGCGTGTGATAATCGACATCATCCACCGGGGCGGCGGCATAGGCTTCCATCAGCGCGGCGGACAGGGTGGGATCAGGCAAAGCGCACCTCCAGCTGGGCTGTCACCGACCATTCCAGACCGGCGCCTGCCCCGCCTTTGAACGGGCCCGTGAACTGCGCTTCAAGATAGCGAAACCCACCCCCGACCGCCAACGGCATCTGCGCCCAGGCGGTCGCAGCCGCGGTGCCCTGGATGTAGCCTGCGGCATCGGTGCGCAGGAACTCGTCATAGCCGGTCACCATCCGCACCTGCTGTTCGCACACATCGACCGAACTGGCACCGTCGCCCAGATAGGAGCCGATCGTGGCGCTTTGCATGATCTGCACCCGCCATTTCGGCAGGGTGCCCCCGGTCGCCACGGCAGCGGTGATGGTGACCCGCCACCAGCCACCGCCGCGATCCACCACGGTCGCGCTCAGAACGTTCGCGGTGCCCACCAGCAGCCCGCTCGACAGGTCGATGGTGGCATGACATGCCGTCCCGTCGCGGGCGGTGAACTGCACCCGGGCAAACCGGCTGGAACTTTTCAGGGTGGCGCGGCACAGGATGGTGCCACCGGCCACTGCCTCCGCCCCGAAGGTCAACTGGGTGTGGTGAACAGCGTTGACGGCCGTCTCGACCAGCCGGTCGGCCAGCACATTCAGCGGCCCGACCACAGCATCCGCCGACAGCGTGGCACCCGACAGGGTAAACGGCACCAGGCTGTCGCTGTCGCCCGACAGGCTCCAGAATTCATCATCCCAAAAAGCCCGGAAATGGGTGAATTCGGCCTCGGTGAAGATATAGGACACATCGACCAGATCGCGGCGGGCAAAGCTGGTGCGGCGGGCCTTTTTGGCACCGCTTTCCATGTCGGTGCGCGCGGCGGTATCGGCCGGCGACAGACCGAAACCGGGATGCGACGGGGTCGGCAGGATGTCGGGCCAGATCCGCGCCATCTATTGCCCCCGCCGCTGCAGGCCATAGGTGGCCTCCATCACGCCGGCCAGATCGCCGCCGCGCGCAATGTCGCTCATCGCGGCCCCCTTGGTCTGCTCGATCAGCATCTCGATGATGTGTTTGCCGCCTTCGCTGCGCTGCCCGGTCTGCCGGGCGGTGACCGGTGGCCCCTGATTGGTGATCTCGACCACCACCGACAGCGGAATATCGCTGCGCTGGGCCCGGCCCGGGCGCAGCGGCCCTGCTCCCTCTTCGTTCGCCTGCTCGCCCAGCAGAAAGCTGCTGCCCCCGACGATGCCACCCACCGCAAAGGCCAGGGGCGCGCGGTCCATCACCGGCGAGCGGCCGCCCGCCGACTGCGCCCCGGTCAGGCGCACGCCCAACGACCCCGACAGACCGCGCTGCAACGGCAGCAGGGTTTCGCCGCCGGGGCCCGAGGCGACAACGCTCAACCCGCCCGGGCCGCGGCGCAGCGGCATTACCGCCTCGGGTCCGGCTTCGCCCATCAATCCGGTCTTGCCGCCCCCCAGCGCGAACAGCGTCGGGCTTCCGACCACCTGGTTGCGGTGGCTGTCCAGCGCGGGCACGCCGCCTTCGGCAAAGGCCTGGATTGCACCATCCTGCACCACGCCGCCCTGCGCCAGACCGAATATTTTCAGAATACCGCCCATCAACGGGGCCACGAACCGGTCGGAGAACCGCTGCGCCATGATGTTGGCGATGTTGTTCAGGATCGACTGGGTGAACGACGCGAACGCCTCCTTGCCGCTTTTGGCCCCGCTCAGGAAACTGGCGAACGCCCCTTCGAAGCTTTTGGTCAGCGTCGCCCCGAGGCCCGATCCGGCCTTGCCGATATCCCCCACCAGGTCCTTCAGGGCCGACCGCAGATTGCCCACCGCCGCCAGCGACTGCGGGCCGCCAAGTGCCGCGATCTTCGGGATCAGGTCTGCCAGCGCATTGGCGGTGCGGTCCTTGGCCGAACTGACGGCATCCACACCCTCGGCCGTGCTCATCAGCCCGGCCTGGACCTTTTCGTTGATGCCGGCCACCGCCAGCCCCATCGTATCCAGCGCCTTGCGGGCTTCGGCCTGCAGCGCATCCAGCGAGCCGGAGGCCGCGCCGCCACCTGATCCGGCACCGGCACCGGTGCCGGTGCCGGGCGTTGGATTGTCCTTCAGCCACTGGGTAATCGCAGCCTGAGTTTTGGTTCGGGTTTCCAGCACGGCGGACAGGTCAGCAATAGTGCTGGCGGCTGTGTTTTGCGCAGTGCGACCACCAGGGTTGTCACCGGCATCCAGCATCGGGCGTAATTTAGCAGTCGTCGAGGCGACCTGTCCGGCATTGGCTGCGCGCTCCGGCGATGCCCCGCCCTGCAAGGCTGCCAGTTCGGCCGCAGCACCAATGTTGCCGAAATTGATGGCGTTGATGTTGGATCGGATGCTTGCCGCCAGACCCGCCGCCGACGAAAGCTGCGAGGTAAAACTTGCAGCGGCACTGGTAGCAGCCACAAGGGCGCTGCCCGTGCCCTCGACACCGTTTTTTACGATCTCGATCAGATCTCCATTTGCCTTCATTTTTTCTTCTAGAACGGCAGCCTGGGCGTCGATCACCGCCCATTCAGCCGACGACTTGTCCAGTTCGGCCTTTTGCGCTTTCAACAGCTCGAGGCTTTGCTCCAGCGCCAAATTCTGTTGATCCAGCTGAGATCGATAGTTGATCGACCCCAGGCCGCTCTCACCCCTTTTTGCAGCGTCCTCCTGTTCTCGCAGCAGCTTGTTGGTCGCGCCGATCTGCAGCTGGTAGTCTATCCCCCGTTGCAGGGTCGCGTCATATTCCTGCCGGATCGCCTTCAGCGCCTCTTGCGCGGCCTTTGCCGTCTCCTGCTGGCCAATCTGGTCAAGGACGAACTGCGCTTGGCGCGCTCGCGCCTCCAGTTCGATGGCCTCGACAAGGTCTCGATTGCCAGAGACCACGGCCTGAACATATCCGGCATGTAGTGACGTTGCGGCGGCCACACTGGCCTCCAGCCCCTGAAACGAACTCCGATAGGCCTCATTGGCCTCTGCCGCCCGGTCCGCCGCCGTCTTGCCGCCGCCGAACGCCCCGATGATCAGCGGCAGTGCCACGGTGGCCACGATCGACGCGGCAATCGCCACATGGCCAAAGCCGAGCGCAATATCGGGCAACTGCACCGCCAGCGCACCCAGATAGTTGCCGGTTATGGCCCCCTGCTGCGCCACCAAGCTCAATTGCTGGCCCAACATCCGCATGCCGCCGCCGGCGGCAAAGGCCCCCCTCTGCACGCCGTCGGCCGCCGGGCCCAGATCGGTGAACCGCAGGCGGGCCTGCTCCAGCACCGCGTTGGCCCCGACCTGATCGACCACACCGGCCCTGACGGCGGAACTGACCTGCGCCTGCACCGCAGCGAACTGCTGCTGGGCCGCGATTGCCGGGAACAGGCTGGCCTTCAGCCGGTCGAACGACGCGGCCTCGGCGTTGAGTTGTGCTGCCCAGGCGGCACCCGATCTGCTGGCGTTGCTGTTCGCGGTGCTGACGCCGGCGGTCTCGGTGCCCAGTTGCTGCATGGCGGTGGCGGCGGGGCGCGCCGCCGCACCCACCGCGCCCAGTTCCGCCGCCAGCCCGGCACCCCCGGCACTGGCGGTCTGCGCCGCCGCCCCGACCGCCTTGACCTCGGCCCCGGTCTGTTTCAGCGCCTCGACCGCCTGCCGGTTTTCGGCAGCGATCTGCATGGCCAGTTTGAAATCCATGTCCGCCAACCCCGCCTACAAAAAGTGAACCGACCCGTCTGGCGCGTGCCGGTCATCGCCCCGGTCATCGTGCCGGTCTTCCCGCCGATCATCCCGGGCCTGATCTGCGCGCCGCCCAGCGCTCCGGCCTGTGGTGGTGCGGGCCTGCAGCCAGGCCCGCTTGTCGTCCTGCGACCCGTTCAACGCCATGTTCACCGCGCTGAACTCTTCGATCTGGCGGGCCTGTTCCAGCCGGTGATGCGCCGCGCAAAGCGCGCGGAATGCGCCCAGTGTCAGATCGGCGCACTCGGCAAGGCTGTGTCCGTTCCGGACAAGCCAGGCAAAGGCGGTGGCCCATCCAGTCCGGCCATCAGCGCCCGCGTCCGCTCGCCCAGTGCGTCCTGGGCCGGTCGCAGGCGACGGACGAAAAAATCGATCTGCACCTCGCACACCGCCGCCAGCAGCCGCATCAGATCG